GTATTGTTCCTGTTCTTCAGGCCAACATCTCTGAACATATGATCTTGAAGTATCAGGAGCAAGTTAACGGCGTTGCGCGTCAAATGCTTCAGATGATACAGCAGCAAGGGATGGAAGTAGGTCAACAAGATCAACAGATTGATCCTAATGATCCTAAAGTTATTGAGATGGTCATGGCTCAGGCTGCTCAACAGGTATCACAGGCTAATCAGGCTATGGCCGCTCAACAGGCTGCTGGAACACCTGAAGCTCAGATGGTTGCTCTGGAAGGACAGCGTATTGGTATTGAAGGGCAGCGTCTAAGCCTTGAAGGACAGCGTGTCCAGATAGAGATGGCAAAGGCAAGCGCAGATTCTCAGCTAAAGCAGCAGGAACTAGCGATTAAGGAAGCTCAAGTTAAAGCTAATCTTATTAAAGAAACCTTAAAAGCAACATCAGAAGCTGATAGAGATGATAAGAACCGTGTCTCTAAAGAAGCTATTGCTAAGTTGAATGCAGGTGTAAAACAAGCTGGTTCTGCCGGTAACCTAAAATTACAAGAAGATATGAAAGCCGCTGATTTAATGGGTACTTTAGTAAAAGAATCTAATAAACTTAACGGTAAAACTCCTACAATGCCATCTATAAGTGGGGGTTTAAACACCCCCTAATATGGTTTTAGTAGAGGAACTAAATGTAGCTATAGATAAGGAGATTGCTACTTTATCTAGATCATTAATAGCAGGAAATGTGGAAGATTATGCTAATTACAAATATGTAGTAGGAAGAATTGCTGGTTTAGAGTGGGCAAAAGAGAACTTTCATCATATAGTAAAGACAAGGCTCTATCAAGACGACTTTTAAATAATAATAATAATAATAAAGAGGAAAGATAAAGAAAAATAACATGCAAGTAGTAAAAATGGATAAAGCAATGAGTAATGATGAGTGGATTTCTGATGACGGCATTGAATTAGAAGATAAAGATCTACCTATTATTAAAGGATATCATGTATTGCTTCGTCCTGTTTACTTACGGGATAAGACAAAGGGAGGTATTTACTTACCTGGGAAGATTGTAGATGATATCAATTACTTAACTACGGTAGCTAAGGTTGTTCTTTTAGGTGATTTAGCTTACAGGGATAAGAAAAAGTTTCCTCTTGGTCCATGGTGCAAGAAGGATGATTATGTTTGTTATGGCAAGCATACAGGGCAAAAGCTTGTCTATAAAGGGATTAAACTCCTTCTAATCTTCGATGATCAGGTAATTATGCAGGTTGGTAATCCTAAAGACTTAGATACTACCTTTAACTTAACACCTTAAGAAAATAAAATAACTTAACTACTTGCATCTTTAAAGAAAATGTATTATAATAGAAGGGTGGCACATAAAAGTTCTCCTACCGGGAAATAGGAGATGCTTATTTTTTTTTAAAATAAAAAAGAAAAAGAAAGATTTTCTGTAAAGAAAGAAAGTAAATTAACATGGATAAAGAAGAAACTAATAACGACAACTGGTCAACAATTGCAGTTACAGATAAAGGACAAGACCTCCTAAAGGTAGAATATGAAATCGAACCCATTAACTCCAAAGAAAAAGAAGTTTCTTCTAACCAGAGCAACAGAGCGCAAGAAGAAGGCCAAAGAAGTCAAGCTCAAGGAACTCCAGCTACAGTATCAAGTTCAGTTGCTTCAACTAAAGAAGAGCATGGAAATGAAGAAGCAGCCAGTGAACATCCTGAATTGGTTGGTGTTGAAACTCAAGGCGCTCAAAAGCGCATTCGTCAGCTTATTCGTCAGCGTAAAGAACGGGATGAAGCAATCACTCGATTGGTTACGGAAACCACTTCTCTAAAGGCATCGCTTCAAGAACGAGACACGCAGTTAACAGCTACCCTAAAAAATTCTTTAGCTTCTACGGAAGGTTCTGTCGAAGCTAATATTCAAAATGCAAAAGAACTGTTCAAGCGTTCTATTGAAAATAGCGACACTGATGGTTTGTTAAATGCTCAAGAAGCAATGGCAAAAGGTTATGCTGATATTGCAGCTATTAGAGAAAAGAAGAATGCTTGGCTAGAATATGAGGCTCGTCAGAAGGAACAGCAGACTACGGTAAGACAGCAAGCAGCCGCCCCACAAGAAAAAGTATACGATGATAAGGCTATTAAATGGGCGGGTAAGAATGATTGGTTTGGTAAAGATCAAGTAATGACTAAAGCTGCTCTAACTATTGATGAGCATTTACGAGAAGAAGGTTATGATTCTTCTGAAGAAGATTACTATACTGAAGTTGATCGTCGTCTTAGAGATCAATTTCCTACTAGAAATCAGGAACAGCAGCAGCAAGAAGCTGAGCCTCCTGTAAGACAACAGCAAACACGCGCTGTTCAATCGGTAGCGGGTGCATCACGAACATCCCCTAAGACCTCATCTAATGGAGGGAATAAAGTCAAACTAACTCAAGATGACGTTAGACTAGCCAATAAATGGGGTATCCCTTTGGAGAAGTATGCCGCAGAAAAGCTTAAAGTTCAAGAAGCTGATGGCGACTATACTTCTATTAATCTCTAAAGAAAAAAAAACTACAACGTGGAAGGGCTAAAATAATACAAAATGACAAATAATTTAAGTCGCGCTCAAGAAGAACTAGTATCACGAGAAGCATCTGAACGGTCAAATAAGGCTCGCAAAACAGTATTTGAGGAACCTAATTGGTTAGAAATTCCTGAATCTGTTAAGAAACGATTCCTAAGTCAGGGTTATGCTTTACGCTGGATCCGCGTAATGGTTAATAACAATGAGGATTACCAGAATATTGGTAAACGTCTTGCTGAAGGATGGGAATTTGTGGAAAGCGAATCTGTTCCAGATATGCTTAATTCCTCTGTCGTGAGAGAGGGTGGACGATATGCAGGTGCAGTCTGTCGCGGAGACTTGGCGTTGGCAAAGATGCCAGCAGAACTTGCTCAATCTCGTCAAGAGTTTTACGAGAATCGTAGTAAAGAAATGGTTCAGGCAGTTAATGCTCAGTTGATGAGTAATAACGATTCCAAGATGCCAATTCATAATACGAGTAAAACTCAAGTTAGTCGCGGAAAGATTCCAAAATTCCAGGACTAATTACTCCTCTAGTATCTTATCTTAAGTAAATAAGTGACTAAGTTTTTTCTCTCATGTTTAATATTATAAAGCAAAATAGAAAGGTAAAGTGTTCTTAATATGTCTACATCTAAAGCACTGGCCGGTTTTGCTCCTTCTCGCGTTCGTGGTGGTAGTCCTAATTCAAGCGGTAGCAACAGCTATCCAATTGCAAGCGGCTATGCATCTAATATCTTCACTGGTGACATTGTAGTTAACGCAAGCGGGTTCATTAACGTCCTCACAACCACAACCCAGAAGGCCATGGGCGTTTTCATTGGCTGTAATTATGTAGCAGATGGTGTTCCAACCTGGAAGCCTTATTGGCCTTCAGGCACTTCAACAACTGAAGCTTATGCTGATGTTGTTGATTCTCCTTCCGCAACATTCATTGTTCAGGCTGATGCATCAGTTTCCGCTGGTGATATCAACAGTCAGAACTTCCAGGTCACACTAGGAGCTGGCTCTACCATCACTGGTAAGTCTGGCTTCGGTATTGCTGCTGGCACCCGCACAACGGGTACTGGCATGGTTCGGGCAATTTCCGTTCTAGCAGTAGGTGGTAATGACATCAACGTAGCCGCAGAACGTGCATTCCCACAGCTTGAAATCCGTATTGTCAAGCATGTTGATGCATACATCTCTGCTGACTCATCAGTTAACTAAAGAAAGGAAGTAAAGACAAATGGCTATTAATCGTTCTAGTATTGCCAGAGAACTTCTTCCTAGCTTGAATGCCGTGTTCGGCGTTGAGTATGGTAATGTTGATAACGAACATGCAGTTCTCTATAAGACAGAAAACTCTGATCGTGCATTCGAAGAAGAAGTTCTATTCACTGGTTTCGGCACAGCACCAACTAAGACAGAAGGCGCTGGCGTTCAGTATGACTCAGCACAGGAAAGCTATGTAGCTCGTTACACTAACGAGACTATTGCTCTTGCTTTCTCAGTCACTGAAGAAGCTATGGAAGACAACCTGTATGATACCTTTGCAAAGCTCCGCGCAAGCGGTCTTGCTCGTGCAATGGCAAATACCAAGCAAGTTAAAGCAGCCGATGTTTTCAACAACGGCTTCAATAGCTCGTATCTAGGTGGAGATGGTGTTTCACTATTCTCTGCTTCACACCCAACCGTAGGCGATGGCTCTCAGTCAAATACCTTCGGTGCAACTGATCTAAGTGAATCAGCCCTTGAGTCTGCCTTGATCCAAATTAGCAAAGCTAAGGATGATCGTGGTATTCTTATTGGCGCACGGGCAGTCTCTCTGCATATCCCATCTGATTTGGTATTTACTGCCGATCAGATTTTGCACAGCACCCTATCAACCACAACCGCAACAAACTCCACAACTGGTGTTACGAATGTGAATGATATCAACTCAATCCGTAATCAGGGTTTGGTTCCTAAGGGGTTCTTTGTAAACCGTCGCTTCACTGACACTAACGCTTGGTATATGAAGACTGATGTTCCCAATGGTACCAAGATGTTCGTTCGTGTTCCTCTTCAGACGAAGATGGAACCCGACTTCGACACTGGCAACCTACGTTACAAGGCCCGCGAGCGTTACAGCTTTGGCTGGTCTGACTGGCGTGGTTTCTACGGTGCTTCAGGTAGCAGCTAGTAGCTAATAAAGAAAAAAGAAATAGGTAAGGAGGAGAGGAGGAGGTAAAAGTCCTTCTCTCCCTCCCCCTAAAAAAATCTTCTCCTCTATATTTGTTTATAGGGAGCATAAAGAAAAAAAGAATAAAGACGAAGCCTACAGACTAAATGTTTTTTTTGCTTCTTAACTTAGTTAATTTTAAGCATATATAAATAAAAAGGAAAAGAGAATACAAAATGGGAACAAATACACCCCTTCGACAAGGTTTTGTAACAGGCAGCGGCGCTGTCTTAGATGTAGTATCTAGTGTAACGGTAGCTGACACACGTATTAGAGGTATCTATGCTTCCGGTGTTGGCACCTTTCTGATTACAGGAACATCAACTTCTCCTTATGGAGCTATTAAGGGAAGCAAGATTAAGTTTGTTTTAACAACTGCTAATGATGCAGAAAACATTGTTATTGGAGAGTTAGGACTTAGGATGGAAGGTGCTGTAATGGTATCTGCTCCTACTTCTGCTTCTACTGTAGCAGTTTTCTATGGCTAGTTACACATACTTAGTTAACGATATTATCCAGGCTTGTGAGAACGATAGCACAGAGTTTGCTGCTTATGTTCCCAACATGGTATACCGTGCTGAAGAACGAATGACAACTGATTTAGATGACTATGGTTTAGTCAGCTACACTTCTGTTGCCATTAGTGCATCTAATAATCAATTGACGCTTCCTTCAGGAACTAGGGTTGTTAAAAACATCAACTTCATTTCAAATAGCTCTAAGATCAATCTTCTTTTAAGGACCGATGAATATATCAATGATTACTGGCCGGTTGCAGCGTCTACATCTGAACCTAAATACTATGCTAGAAGGAACAACACTACTGTATTATTGGCCCCAACTCCAGTATCTACGTATGATGCCACTGTTGTTTATGTGGCTCGTCCAGCTACTTTAAGTTCTGTATCAGAGAATAATTACTTCTCTGATTTTTGCTATGGCATGTTGTTCAATGCTTGCATGGTTGAAGCCATGATGTATCAAAAAGACTATGCTGCATTGCAGCTATTTGAGGCTCGTTATAATGCATTACTTGAATTGCAGCGTAATCAGGCTCGTAGAACTCGTAGAGATGATATGGAAGCTCCAAGCAGTCCTGCTGGCGCTGATGACAATATCATTAATAAAGCTAATTAGATAAAAGGAATAATTATATTATGACAGTAGGAAAACTAATCAAAGAAGTTGGTAAAAAGATAAAATTACCTAAAGCATCAAAAGCTAAGCAAAGAGCTGATGATGCACAAGTAGCTAAAGAAGCAGCAGCTATAAAAGTTAATCCTCCTACTGCTGATGCTTCAACTTCCGCTGCTTCTGTTAGACCAAATCAAGCAGAAAATGCAGCTACTACTGGATTTTTAAAGCCTGAAGCCGTAAAGACCCCAGGCACAGCAGTAGCAATTCGTCCTACTGGCACAGCAGTAGCAATTAGTCCTTCTAGAGCAGTAGCAGTTCGTCCAGGAGCAGGTGGTGGAGCAGGTGGTGGAGCAGGTGGTGGAGCAGGTGGTGGAGCAGGTGGTGGAGCAGGTGGTCTTTCAACAGCAGGTAGTGGAGCAGCAAAAAGAAAAACCTATTATGTCCCTGCTATTACTGGTGGCGCTATTGCTGGCGCAAGTCTTGCTAATCTTCTAGATGGCGATACAGAAGAAGGCAACATTCCAAGAGCAGGTGGTGGAGCAGGTAGACCTATTATGGAAGACAATTCTTCTGATGCTGGTGATGGTGGCGCATTTGCTTCAAATCAGGATGCACAGGATGCTCGTAATGGTGCAGAGCGTCGAGAGCTTGTTAGGAAAGCACTTGCTGATAGTGCTGGTGCTGATGATGCTACTGAAAAAAAGAAAAGACCTAAATTCTTTGATGCTCCTTTTGAACATGTCTTTGGTTCAGAAAATGTAAAGTATGAATATCCAGATCAGGATAGAGAAGGTCGTCGTGATCGGTCAGTAAAAAGAAAACATGGTGGTATGATTGCTAAGGGCCAAAATAAATCAAGCAGTTCTTCCCCCAAGCAGTCATCAAGTAATAGCTCAAAGCCAAGAGGTGTAGGTGCTGCTATTCGTGGATGGGGTAAAGCCCTCTAAAATGGTTAAAGAACCATTTGATCCTGAAGGCACAGATTACGATTATGAAAGTGCTGAAGCTGCTGGAATGCTTAGAGATGCTACTGGTCATATGGGATCAGTTGCTAGAGCATCCCCTGAAGATATATAAAAATATGGTTTAAGAAAAAATTCTTATTTAATGTTAAAAGGTAAAAATCATGATACTTGGGACTTAGCTGTAGAGGCTGAAAAGAATCGTAACTCTACAATACAAAAACATGATAATCGCTACTACTCAGTTCCTAACAAACCAAGAGGTATTAAAGCAGCTATTCGTGGTTGGTAATATTATCTACTATATACATTAATTAAAAAAGGACACTATGATATGGCTATTCCATCTATTAGAAAAATTAAATCAGCTCATAGTGATTTAACTAATCCTAAATCATCAGTAAAAGATAAGTTAGAAGCTTTAGATGATTTAACCGTTGACCCTACTTCCCCTGAAATGATTGGAGAGATTAGTCCCATTAAACCTATTGTAACATTAAAAAACTCAGGAGGTTTACTAAAGCCTACTTTTCCTCCAACTGATGCAGACATTAATGATGCAATTAGTATTAACAAAGATATGTCTACTGCTACAGAAGAAGAAAAAAGTTATGCAAAAGATGTATTAAAACGCGCTCCTCCAGAACGAGTTAAGCAACTTATAAAAGAACTTGGTCCTATGGAGAAAGTTAGTCAAGCTTCAGGCGGCAGAGTAGGTTCTCCTATCCATGGCTCTGCTCAACGCGGTTGGGGAAAGGCTGTAAAGGCAAGAAGATAATGGCTCGTCGATCAGGTAGTCTTAAAAATGCCTTAAGTGAATACGAAGTAGAAGCTCAGAATGAGTTTTCAGATACTGATGAAGCAAAGAATAGACAGGAGATTCTAGCTTCTGTTTTAGGGCTTACACCAGTAGGCGCAGCTGCTGGTATAGCAGCAAAAACAGCCTCTCTATTACCTAAACTTTATCCGGCATACCGTCCTGGTGTAGCAGCAAAAGGGTATGATCTTGTATCATCTAACATAAAATCAGATATGATAAAACAAGCTATGGGAACCGCAGCTATAACAGGTGTATCTCAGGCATATGATGCTTTAAATGCTCCAGCAACAGATGCAGCAAACTATGCTGGCAATTATGGTTCTTTTGGTGGTGAAGCTGGTTTTAACGAATATGGTGCTACTCCTCAACTTTTAGATTCTTCTCCTGATAGTGTTCCTAGTGGTAATAGTGAGGAGACAGAGCGGCTTTCACGAGCAGAGCTTCAGCGTAGGCGTGATGAGATTGATGAAAAAGATTACAAAAATAGAAGTAATGATAAAGCAAGACTAGATATTCGTATTCCTGAATTTAAATATGATCCTTATGATTCTTCTCAGACTACCACTAATAACGTAATAGCTTCTGCTACACCTAACGTAGTAAGGGCTAATGATTCTTCTAAGACTGATACTAAGGATAATACTACTGATAAGAAGAAAAGACCTAAATTCTTTGACGCTCCTTTTGAAAATGTCTTTGGTTCAGAAAATGTAAAGTATGAATATCCAGATCAGGATAGAGAAGGTCGCCGTGATCGTCGGTTAAATAACAGCACAGTAAACAGAAAACATGGTGGTATGATTGCCAAAGGCCAAAGTAAATCAAGCAGTTCTTCCCCTAAGCAGTCAAAGCCAAGAGGTGTAGGTGCTGCTATTCGTGGTTTTGGTAAAGCCTTAAAAAAGCAGCGGTAAAGGGAAGAATATGATTACTAGATCAAATATTGGTTTTGAAATTTCTAAAAGCCCTAAAGTAAAGAAGTCTGCTAGTAAACTAGGCTCTGGAGAGCGTTTTAAAGCCCTTACAAAGGGGTTGCGGGCTAAAGGGGTAGAAGACCCTGCCGCACTAGCTGCTTCCATTGGGCGTAAGAAATACGGCTCTGCAAAGATGTCTCAGATGTCCACTACTGGTAAACGACAGGCCAAATAAGAATATAAGGGAAAGTAGTTTTTTTAAATAATGTCTACGTCTGGAACTTACAACTTTTCACTTGACATTGATGAAGTAATCCAAGAAGCTATGGAGATGATTGGTGGCGAGCAGACTTTGGGACATGATCCTAAGTCTGCTAGACGATCAATTAACTTGTTGCTACAGGATTGGCAGAATAGAGGTGTTCTTCTTTGGACTACGGATACTACAATAGTTTCAGTATCTACTAGTGTTACTGCCTATGCTTTAACATCAAGCACTATTGATACTTTAGAAGTTGTTGTTAATGTAAGTTCAGGAGTAGACATTCAGTTATCTCGTATTAGTATGGAAGAATATGCTATTATTCCTAGAAAGTCACAGACTGGTCGTCCTACTCAGTATGCTATTCGCCGTAGTAGAACTAATCCAGAACTCTTTCTATGGCCTATTCCAGATCAGGATGGCTACTCTTTGAAGATTGAACAGGTCAAGTATATTCAAGATGTTAATAAGTCTGCTGTTCAGATTGCTGATATTTCACGTAGGTTCTATCCTTGTTTAACTGCTGGACTATCTTACTTTATGTCAATGAAGCGGTCTGGTATTGAAGGAGGACGTATTCAATTCTTGAAACAGGAGTATGAAGAGCGTTTAGCTAGAGCTATGGAAGAAGATAGGGAACGGGTTAACTTTAGAATTATTCCAAGATTAAACCTACCATAAAGAGTTATTATGCCAGCAAGTGACAAAAGAGCAATTGCTATATGTGACATCTGTGGGTTTCAGTATCCACATCGTGTTCTTAAATGGAACAGTTATGGTTTACTAGTATGTCCTACTGACTATGAAGGAAAGAACGATTTAAAGAACCATCCACAGAATAAGACACCGGATGTAAGAGATGATGAATACATTAAAGACCCAAGACCAAATTTTCCTACTGGGGACAACCAGAGTTGGAATGCTGCATCTTCTCTATGGGAAGATGAAGATGCTTATTGGAATACAATTTAAGGGGAAGTTATGGCTACACTAACCGGAAAAAAGATTGCTAATACTTATCTACAGATGTTACAGGTAGGTAGTGGTAATGTAGGTTTAAGTGCTTCATTACAAACTATTCAAGATGGTAGTGGAGCTAATTCTCCATTACAATTAAGTAGCAGCACTCTGAACATTAATGGGACAATTCAGTTTAATGGCGTAACCCTTACAGCCACTGCATCGACTATTAATACAATGGCTAATTTAACTGGAGTTACAGGTATTGTAGCTGTTAGTGCTAGTAATGTTTATGGGAGAACTCTTACTGCTGGTGATGGTATCTCTATTTCAAATGCTACTGGTACTGAAGGTAATCCGACATTTAGTTTAAATACATCTGGTGTTTCTGCCGGTAGCTATGGGCCAGTTTCTCAATTTCAAGTTAATACTTATGGGCAGGTAGTCAGTGCATCAATCCCTACTAGTGTATCTATTGCCACTGTTCGTTCTGCTGATTTTATTGGTGGTACACTTGCTCTTGATTCTGCTGCTAGTATAACTGGAACGCTACATGTTGTCGGTGGCACAGCCATTGATGGCGTATTAAGTGTAGGGGCTGCGTTTAAAGCAGTAGGTAACATCTCTGGTGCAAGTGGAACATTTACCAACAATGTAAGTGCTGCTGCTTATTATGGTGATGGTAGTAATTTAACTAATTTGCCAACTGCTCCTACTTCAGTAAGCGCCTATACTGTTAATGATCTTTATGTTTTAAACAGAGCATCTTTTGCTGCTGCTGTAAGCGGCACATCTGCTGTATTTACTGGGATTGTCAGTGCATCTTCATACGCTGGTAGTGGTGCTGCTCTAACTGGTGTTAGTGCTGTGTTTGCTGCATCAGCTACCAATGCATCCTTTGCTATTAGTGCTACCAATGCAACTAATGCTGTATCAGCAACCTTTGCTGCATCAGCTACTAACGCATCCTTTGCCATCAGTGCAACCAATGCAACTAACGCAGTATCAGCAACCTTTGCTGCATCTGCTACTAACTCATCCTTTGCCATTAGTGCAACCAATGCAACTAACGCTGTATCAGCAACCTTTGCTGCATCTGCTACCAATGCATCTTTTGCTATTAGTGCTACTAATGCAACCAATGCAGTCAATGTAATTGGCGGTATTGTTAGTGCTACTAGTGGAACATTTAGTGGTATAGTAAGTGCTACTTCTTTCTATGGTAGTGGTGCCAATTTAACAGGTATTTCAGCCACTGCTGCTACATCTGTTGTAACCTTTACTGTAAACCAATTAACTGTAGTAAGTTCTGCTGTATTTACTGGACCAGTAAGTGGAACATCTGCTATATTTACTGGGATTGTCAGTGCATCTTCATACGCTGGTAGTGGTGCTGCTCTAACTGGTGTTAGTGCTGTGTTTGCTGCATCAGCTACTAACGCATCCTTTGCCATCAGTGCAACCAATGCAACTAACGCTGTATCAGCAACTTTTGCTGCATCTGCTACCAATGCATCTTTTGCCATTAGTGCTACTAATGCAACTAACGCTGTATCAGCAACCTTTGCTGCATCAGCTACCAATGCATCCTTTGCCGTTAGTGCAACCAATGCTACTAATGCAGTCAATGTAATTGGTGGTATTGTTAGTGCTACTACGCTGAGTGCAAGCGGTGCGGCAACCTTGTCCAGCACCCTTGGCGTAACCGGGGCGACTACTTTATCCAGCACCCTTGGTGTTACTGGCGTAGCAACGCTGGGCAACGGCGCAATTCTAGGCACCCCCGCATCCGGCACAGTCACCAACCTGACCGGCACCGCTTCAATCAACATCAACGGAACGGTTGGAGCGACTACGCCCGCAGCGGTTGCGGCTACGACACTGAGCGCCTCCGGCGCGGCAACTCTTTCCAGCACTCTTGCGGTGACTGGAGCAACCACCTTATCTACAGCCCTGGGTGTTGCGAGTGGCGGCACTGGGGCTGCGACATTCACAGATGCTGGCGTTCTGATTGGAAATGCGACTGGGGCTATTCAAGTCACGACTGCGGGTACGGTCGGCCAAGTGCTGACCAGCAACGGCGCTGGCGTCGATCCAACTTTCCAGGCGGCTGGTGGCGCGCAGCCGACCATGCAAGTATTCACCACTACTGGTTCAAGCACATGGACCCGGCCAGCCAATTGTAAGACGGTCAAGGTCACGGTGGTTGCTGGCGGTGGTAGCGGATACACTGGTGGCGCTGGCCCTGGCGGTGGCGCTGGCGGGTCATCAATAAAATACGTTGATGTTACGGCGATTGCAACTGTGACAGTAACGGTTGGCGCGGCTGGTGCGACTTCATCTTATGGCACACATGCTTCAGCTACGACAGGTGCGGCTGCAACGGATTCTACTCCCGGCGCTGGCGGCGTCGGTTCAAGTGGCAGCGTGAACATCAAGGGCGGGGCTGGCGGGGGATATACCGCTGGCACCGGGGCGGCAACTGGCGGCAGCGGCGGTTCGTCTATAATGGGTGGCGGCGGCAGGGGTGGTCCGAATGCGGGTGGTGCGGTAGCTCAAGCGGGTAGTGTGGGTGGCACTTATGGCGGCGGTGGCGGCGGCGGCGGCAAACAATCTGGCGGATGTGGGATCGAAGGCGTTGGTGCCGCTGGCGCACAGGGTATCGTTATTGTGGAGGAGTATTACTGATGTTTGCTTTGATTTCCCTAAATGAAGAAGTCTTAACTGGCTATCGTGTCGCTGAAGTTGCGGTGGAGAAGTTTGAAGTCGCGGAGCCTTTATTCTGGGTAGCTTGCGATGACACATGCAAACAGGATTTGTTTTTCTATAATCCTGCCACAAAGGAAATTGTAGAGATTCCAGTCGCACCACCAGACACAGTTGTCCCTGTAGATACCGGAGCCTTCGTCGTTGGCTGAACCAATTCTGAAGAAATTCGATATGGGCGGAATTAGTGGGACGATCTATACGTTCGCAGCCGCAGGGGATACTCTTCCTATGCACAACCATGCGCCAGGAGCAGAGCATATTTCTATTGTCGGAAACGGGAAGTTTAAGATAATAGGCAAGTTACAAGAAATCGAAGTTATTGCAGGTCAGGTTGTTGATTTTAGACCTAATCAATCGCATGAATTTATTGCACTCGTAGATAATTCTTTGATTATAAATATAGTAAAGGGTGTGGAGTGCATAGCACTTCAAAAGACTAATAGATATATAAAGAAAAAAATAAAATAAAGGATTTAATTAAACCATGGCAAGCACTTACACAGACCGTCTAAGATTAGAACTTCAAGGGAATGGGGAGAATCCTAACTCTTGGGGAGCAATCTTAAATCAGAACACTATTGATCTATTAGATACTGCTGTGGCTGGTTATCAGATTGTGTCTGTAAGTAGCACTGGTGTAAGCCTTACTACCCAAAATGGTTCAGCAGATACTTCAAGAAGTTTTGGTCTTCGATTTGATGGAACACTAACAGCAGCAGTAACAGTTACTATTCCACAAAAAGAAAAGATTTATTTCTTATATAATAACACTTCTGGGTCTTTTGGTATTACAGTAAAGACTCCAAGTGGAACGGCTGTATCTGTTGTAAGTAGTGGTTCTGGCATGATGGTAGCTTGTGACAGTATTAATATTAATAAATTTGGTGGTGTTGAGACAGACATCTCTGTTAACTCAATTACTGCAAGTATTGGAACTTTTAATAGAGTAGTTACTTCTACTGTAAGTGCTACATCTGCTGTATTTAGTGGTATTGTGAGTGCTGCTTCATACGCTGGTAGTGGTGCTGCTTTAACCAATGTTAGTGCTGTCTTTGCAGCATCTGCTACTAATGCATCCTTTGCCATTAGTGCAACCAATGCTGTATCAGCAACTTTTGCAACATCTGCAACCAATGCATCATTTGCCGTTAGTGCTACTAATGCTACTAATTTAACAGGATCAGTGCCTGTACCCGCTCTAGGAGCTGTTGGTGCAGTAGGCTTATTTCGTGTTATAGGAAATGCCGCTTATGCTCCAGGGGCAACTATTGCTGGTAGCGATTTAAGATATGCTGCATTTTACGTTGCATCATCAAACATTGCTAGAATAAATATTACAGGAACAACTACACCATCTGGAACATGGAGGTCATTAAGTGATATTCCAGCTACAACCTGTTGTGATGATTATGGAACTGGTATTTTTATTAGAACAGTTTAATAAGAGGATATTATGAATATAGAAAAAGTTACTAATTTAGTATTTTCTTCAGAAGATAGATCAATGATAGATTGTATTTTGAAGTTGTATGGTCACGATGCAGTTCCATTTACTGCAAGTAGTAATGATGTAGAGAAAAATGGGGTTATACTACATGGTAAAATTTTGAATGGAATGTATGGGCCTATTGCTCCTTATGTCCCGCCGCCCCCAATTGGCAGCAAGATTGTTCAAGCACCCCCAGATGTCATTGCTTAGTTCTATTATTGAAGTAGGAGATCTTAAAGGAATTTGCTACGATTTTGAAGATGTAGGAGATATCCTTAATATGCATGAACATACAGAAGAAAATATACATATTTCTATTGTCTCTCGTGGTTCATTTATAGCAAAAGGTATTGGATGGGAAATACCATTAATTCTTGGTCGTATTTATGACTGGAAGCCATATCAAGCCCATGAGTTTATTGCTGTAGAACCTAATAGTAGAGTAATAAATATTCAAAAGAATATAAAGATAAAGGAAAGAAAGTAAATAAGTGCCGAGTAGTAGTTCAAAGTTAATTAAACTAGTATTCAAGCCTGGGTTTCATCGGGAATCCACTGAGTATGCTGAAGAAGGTAAATGGTATAATGGTGATAAAGTTCGCTTTAGAGCTGGTATGCCAGAAAACATGCGTGGCTATGCTAAGTTTTTAGCAGCTCCTCTATTAGGCACAGCTAGAGACTTACTAAGTTGGATAAATAATGACACAGAGAAGCTACTAAGTAGTGGCACAGAACAGCGTCTATATCTTACAGAGAATGACTATAGTTACGATATTACTCCTATTATTCAGACAGTATCTATTGATGCTGGTGTATCGGGAGCAGGTAACTTTAATACTAGTGTAGGGTCTTCTCAGATCAATGTCAGCTTAACCAATTCTGGTGTTAGTGTTGGTGATTGGTTAACATTTAGTAATGCTTCTCTGAATGGTTTTACATTAGGAACTAACTTTGCTGTTTCAGCCTTTGGTGGTCCAACATATAGAGTAACAAGTATTGATGGTTTAAATAGCTTCTACTTTGGTGTAAGTGTTCTAGCTTCTTCTACAGTTCTTAATTCTGGTCATGCAGTCATGGGTAGGTTATTAACAACACAGCAGACTAACAGTATCCAAGGTCTTGGCTTTGGTGCTAGTTTCTATAATGCTGGTGTATCCACTACTGGAATGAGAGCATGGAACGTAGCAGCCTCATCTTCAGGATTTACTTTTCAGGCTAATCAATGGAGCTTAGACAACTGGGGCGAAGACCTCTTAGCAGTTCGTAGAGGTAGTCAGCTATTCTATTGGGATGCGGATGCTAGTGTAACTCCTGAAAGAGCTACTATTGTTAGTTCATCACCTTCAATTATTGACGCTATTGTAGTATCTCCTAATGATCGTCATGTATTTGCACTAGGAACAACTGAATTTGGAACTGGTAACTACAACCCATTACTTGTAAGATGGTCCGATCAAGAGGACTATACTAATTGGGTTCCTGCTGTCTCTACTACATCCGGTGAATTGGTTCTTATTGATGGAACTGAAATTAGAGGAGGTATTCGTGCGCGAAATGCTATTCATGTATGGACTGATCGTGCCGCATATGCTTTTCAGTATGTTGGTCCTCCTTTTATTTTTAGCCAGACACAGCTAGGCACTAACTGTGGGTTAGTTGGTCCACACGCTGCTGTAGCTGCTGATGGTGTTCCTTATTGGATGTCACAGAATAACTTCTATAGGTTTAGTGGTAGAGTAGAGCGTTTAGATTGTACCATTCGTAGAGATGTATTTGATAATTTTAATTTAACACAGAGTGATAAAGTTTATGCTGGAACTAATAGTGAGTTTAACGAAGTCATTTGGTTAATACCTGGGAGTGATTCAGAAGAACCATCACGTTATGTTATTTATAATATATTAGAAGATCATTGGGTTTTTGGAGATACTTTTTATACTACGTTTGAAGACTCTGTTGTATTCTCTAATACTATAACCACTGGTATCCAGACCAGCACTTCATATCTCTTTAATAATGAACCAGTATCTATCTATACTGGTGATGGTATTGCTGTATCTTCTTTCCTTCAATCTGCTAACTTTGATATTGATGAAGGTGGTGAGATAATGTTTATTGATCGTGTTATTCCTGACTTTTTCTTGAAGAATGGAACAATATCTTTTTCTGTTATCTTAAAGCAATTTCCAAATGGTGATACAATAACTAAAGGTCCATTTATAATTGGTTCAGAAACAGATAAAGTAGATTTTAGAGGTAGAGGTAGACAGGCTAGTTTTAGTTTAGAGTCTACTGGTGTTAATACAGGATGGCGTATGGGTGCTACACGTATGTCTATTCAACCTGATGGAAAGCGTTAGAAAAAAGAAATGGTTACACTATATCCACAACTATCTCTTTTTAGAGATGCAGAAAAAACAAATCCTCAAGTTCTTTATAATGAACTAGTTCAGTATACTAGTGAATTAAAGTTTTTACTAGAGCAACGAGATGCTCAGTTAGCTGCTTCTCCTGCTAATAAAGTATATGCTGTATTAGATATAAATACTATACCAAGGCCAAATCCAGGGGATATTGCATTTTCTACAAGCGCCCAAACAATGTATGTTTATAGAACTCCAGCCGGTTGGACGGCATTACATTAAGATGATTAATAATAATAATAATAATAACTACAAGAAGATGTTTGATCTAATCCAGAATAGCACGTTCATTGAGAACGTCAATAGAGGTATTACTATTCCTCCTAGAGGTGCTTACTTTGGAGCTACTACTGGAGAGGGTATGGCCTATGCTAAGGATTCTATTAAAGGGATGAAAAAGAATATGGGACCGGATACATCGGTATTTACTGATATGACTTATGAACAATCTAACTATATTAATTCGCACAGAAAGAAAGCATAACAAGAAATGCAACAGCCACTTAGTTCTCAGTATAAGGCTAACTCAGAAGCTCCATTTAGGGGATTAGCTAGTCTTCTTGCATTACAGGGGCGTAAAGGCGACACTAGACTTGTCCATATGACAGATAGTGAAGTTCGTGCTATGGCCGCTACAGGAAGAATGACAATTAATCCTGATACTGGTCTACCCGAAGCATTCAATCTTAGTAGCCTTCTTCCTATTGTCTTGGCAATTGCAGGAACAATGGTAGCTCCTGGAATTGGAACTGCATTAGGGGCTTCAGTAGGAGCAGGGACAGTAGGAGGAGCAGTAGCTGGTGCTATTGGTGCCGGTGTAGGTAGCACGGCTGGTAATTTACTTATTGGAAAGTCAGGAGAAGATGCTCTAAAGAGTGGGCTTATTTCAGCAGGGACAGCAGGTATAGGTTCTATAGCTTCAGGGCCAGCTTTAGAAGCAATGTCAGGAACAGCAGGACTAGAGGGAGCGGCAGGAACAGCAGTATCAGATGCAGCAGCAGGAACAATAGCAACAGATGCAGCAAACTATGCTGGCAATTATGGTTCTTTTGGTGGTGAGGCTGGTTTTAACGAATATGGTGCTACAGCAGCTACAGATGCTACAGATGGCTATGCTTCCCTATCCCTACCGCCACAAGATGCAGCAACTCTTTCTCCCTATTATGCAGATAAGGCAGAAAGTATTAATGCTAAACTAGCAGCAGACCAAACAGCAATAGATAGTGGAACACGCTTTAGAGTAACTAAAGGTTCTACGTCAATGGTTGGTCCAGATTTTAAAGAAAACCAACTGCTTACAGATGCACAAGCTGCTCAAGCTACTAATGGTAAATATGGTTTGTTAACTGCTGGTGAAGGTGCTGCTAAAGATATGTCTGTAGCTGAAGCTTCTTTAGAAAATATTAAAACTCTAGGTAGCAGTAAAACACCTTACATTAAAGGAGCTATATCAGGTGGACTAGGACTAGCTCTAACACCTCCTGAGTATAAAAAGGAAGCACCAAGACCTCCTCCTACATTTCAAGATTATACTCTAACTGGTGGAGAACTTCTTCCTGGTGGAGAGGGACAAGATGCTCCCTTATCTAGCGCACAAGCATTAGCTATTGCCTTAGGAAATGAGAAACGTAAACCAGTTCTTTCTCAGTATGCATATACACCTAGAGAAGCTTCTTCAGGTGGCCTTATTGGTCTTTTTGGAGGTGGTAAAGTAGCTTACTTAGAAGATGGTTCTGATGGCGATGACGGCGATGACGGCAATGACGGCAATGATGGCACTGGCGGCGGTGGCACTGGCGGCGGTGGCACTGGCGGCGGTGGCACTGGTGATACTGGAACTGGTACAGGTTCTGATCCAGACAACGATCCAGGCTTTGGCGGTACCGATCCTGACAATACAGGAGTTGGTGGCTTAGGCGAAAGTTATGATCCAGACAACGATCCAGGCTTTGGCGGTACCGATCCTGACAATACAGGAGTTGCAGGATTTGGTGGCTTAGGCGAAAGTTATGATCCAGACAACAATCCAGGCTTCGGTAGCATAGCTAATCCTGATTACGGTCCTCAGTATGGTCCTCCCGAACCAGAAGCTAAAGGTTTAGCTGGTTTAATAACAGGATATGTTGAAGACAAAGTAGCATATGCTAAAGAGAACCCAATAGCTACTGCACTAGATGTAGCCTTTGGATTTGCTCCTGGCATCGGATGGGCTAATACTATATCAAACGTATTAGGTGGTCCTACTGTAGGTAAGGGGATTACTGCTATGGGCAGAGGTGTTGGACAAGCTATTAGTCCTGATATGTCACCAGAAGCTATTGATGAAAGAGATGCTAAAGCTGCTTATGATTATTCATTTGGTAAAGACAAAACTACAGAAAGTTTTGGTGGTTATGGTCAACAAGACAGTGCTACTTTAAAAAGAAAAAGAGAAGAAGAAGGCTCCTTTAAAGAAGGTGGCAGTCTCTCTTACCATGAAGGCAGAGTAGATGGTGCTGGTGATGGCATGTCAGATAATGTAGTTTATAGAGTTGAAGGTGGTAATCCTGACATTGCTATGCTAAGTAGGGATGAATACGTTCTTCCTGCTGATGTAGTAGCTATGATAGGTAATGGTTCTTCTAATGCTGGTTCTGATAAGATTGATAAGTTTATTAAAGACCTACGTAAGCAATCGTTTGGAACAGCTAAACAGCAACGAGAAGTAAAGAACTCTAGTAAAACAGGCTTATCAACACTAGTTCACTAACCCAAAGCTAAAAAATAGGTTATATTTTGTGTTTAGTAGTATTTAGATTAAGTAAAGATTATATTAAAGATGTATTCCCTCTTGTCTCTCCATTTCTTCAGAGTGCATTAGAGAAAACAGCAGGAGAATATCTACTATCTGATATATACGATTTACTTCTGAAAGACTTAGAACAACTATGGATAGGTTGTGATGAAACAACTAAAGAAATAGAATTGGCTTTTACTACTAAGATAACTGAGTATCCTCAGAAAAGGGTTTTAATTATTCACTTAGTAGGAGCTACTCCTAATTCTGCTGAGACTTGGTTAGTAACAGCTTCTAAGAGTTTAGAAGAATTTTGTAAATTAGAAAAGATAGATTTTATACAAGCTTTTGGAAGACTTGGTTGGTTAAGATATAATAAAGACCTTGGGTATACTAAATACGTGGCTTCATTCATAAAGGAACTTAGGAAATAAGATGAGCAATAGCATTACTTTAAAAAAGATTACATTAAAATTAAATAAGCTATCCCTCTTAGATAAGGTAGCTATTTTTAAGCAGTTGTATTCTGAGATTGCAGGAAAAGGCACCTGTGGTGATACAGAACTAGCTCATGTAAACAAGTATGAGGTTGCTGTCCTAAAGAGCTTAGGTGGTTCCGGCACTGTCAATGAGCTTACACAGTTACGGCAGTATGGTGGTAGTAGTGGTCCCTCAACTCCAAGCACCACTTCTCAGACTGCTGAGATACCAGCAGAACTAAAGCCATATATTACCGATATCTTAGGTAAGTCTAAGGCTATTTCAGATCTTAGAGCAAAAGAAGGATATAAACCTTATCAAGGGGCGCAGATTGCTGGCTTTACCGGTGACCAAACAAGTGCCTTTCAGGGCATTAGGGGCTTAGTAGGAGAAGGTGAGAAGTATTTTGATCCTGCAACCCGTCTAACAGCATCTGCTGCTCAGGAGACAACTCCAGGTCAGGTAAGTTCTTATATGTCTCCTTTCATGCAAAATGTAGTAGATATTCAGCAGAGAGAAGCTCGTAAACAAGCTGATATTACTCGTCAGGGTATTGCCAGCGATGCTGTAAAAGTTGGTGGCTTTGGTGGCAGTCGTCAAGCTATCTTAGAAGGTGAGCAGGTTAAGGGCTTACAAGGGCAATTAGCTGAGATACAGGCTAAGGGGCTATCTGCTGCATATGAAGACGCTCAAGCCCGTATTGCTGCTCAGAGAGGTCGTGAACTAGCAGCAGGAAGCCAACTAGCTGCTCTAGGGACGGCTGCTCCTGCTGAAAAAGCAAGAGAACTAGCTTCACTTCAAGCTGTTGGTCAAGGATATCAAAGCCAGGAACAACAGGCCATTGATATCATGAAGAAGCAGTTTGAGGAAGAAAGTAAATTCCCAGAACAACAGTTACAGAATTACTCGTCAATTGTTAGAGGGTTCCCGCTTCCTGCTTCTACAAACTCTTTAACTTTAACACCACAGCCTGGATTTGCTCAGCAAGCTCTTGGTGCTGCTGCAACTGGTGCAGGTATTTACGGTGCCTTTGGCGGCTTCAAGAACAGCGCAGAAGGTGGTCGTGTAGGTAATGATACTGACAATAAGAAAGACTACAAAGGACTAAATGGCCTTGTTGTTAAGAAGGGAGCAACGGGAGGCACACCTGCAGAATTAGAATTTATGTCTAATTTAGAAAAGGAGAGGAATCTTCCAAAAGGGCTACTGAATGCAGTATACGGAGCAGAGTCTAGTTTTGGAACAAACCCAAAAGCATTTAAACCAAATGCAAAAGGCGCTCTAGGTCATTTTCAGTTTATGGAACCTACTGCCAAGCAATATGGGGTAACGGATCGTAATGATTTTTATCAATCTGCAACTGGTGCTGCAGATATGTTTAAAGACTTATTAAAACAGAGTGGTGGAGATATTCCTACGGCTCTTGCTATGTATAACTTTGGTCAAGGGAATATTAAAAAATGGAATCCTGAAGGGGGAATAGGCAACCTTCCGCAAGAAACTAAAAACTATAATAATAAGGTTGCAATGATAATGGGAGGATCAGATAATCGTGTAGGTGAACCTATAGTATCAGATAATCGTGTAACAGCACCTAGAAATATGCCAGGATTGGCTGAAGTTATTGCAGCTCAGGATACAGCAGCTACATCAAGTAGAAGTATACCACAAAAAGAAGAAGAAACACTTCAACAACTAAGTGGAGAAGTTTCTGATCCTGTTCGTGTAACATCTCCTAGAAATATGCCAGGATTGGCTGAAGCTATTGCAGATCAAGATACAGCAGCTACCTCAAGTAGAAGTCCTCTTGTAACACCTCCTGTAACAGAACCTGTAACAGAACGTGTAACAGCACCTAGAAATATGCCAGGATTGGCTGAAGCTATTGCAGCTCAAGATACAGCAGCTACCTCAAGTAGAAGTAAGCCAACAGCACCAACAGCAGCAAAAGCAAGACCAAATAAATAT